CTGGTAGTATGGCAGAGCAAACCGGTTCACCCACCACCGACCGATGCCCGAAGAAACCACCACGCCCGCCGCTCGCCTGACTGGGCAGGAGCTCATCGCCAAAGTTGACAGCATCAAACCGCTGCCACTGGAAGATCTGGCCACGGCATGCAACTACACCACCAAAGCCGGCAAGCCCGACACCAAGGCGTTCGGCAAGGCGTTGAGCATCGCCATGGGACTCACCACCCCCAGCACCCGCAGTTCCGGCACCGGCAGGACCGGCAAACCCCCGTCTTGGAAGGCCACCGTTGGCCCCAAGGGCGCCTTTGTCATAGGGGCTGCCTACATCGGTGAGCTTGGCCTGGGGCCTGGTGCCACGGTGCAGCTGCTCCGCGTCAACAACTGCCTCGTGATCCATGAGGAGAACGTAGTGCCCCTGCTGGCGACCGGCCCCGTCCCCGAGCCCTCCCTCCCGGCAGTGGCCACCTACGACTCGCAGCCCGTAGCAGCCTGAACCCCACCGCCCCGCCGGGAGGCGTTGTTTCCCGGTTTACTTCTCACAAGATCTGTTCGAGTGGCGCCTCACTAATCGAACAACGGAACCGATTCCGCCAGCGGCAAGGGATTCCTCGGAAACAGTCGTTTCTCCGCTGGCGTAGGCGTCCTCAGGGCCCTGGCAAGATCTGCCCGGGCCTTTTCCATGTCCAACCCCTTCGCCTTCGCGTAAGCCTCCACACCCCGCTCGTGCTCCGCCCGCCATCGCTCGCTGTCCAACAGGATGCCACGCACCGAAAGGTCCCGCTCCTGCACCGCCTCGTTCGGCACCGGCACGGCAACGCAACGGCACTTCGGGTGGAACGGCAGGGTGACGCGATCGGCGGGGAACACCCGGCCATTACGGGACGCGCACACCGGGCACACCCGCTCGTCATTCGAGGCGAGCACCCGCACGTAGTTGTCGCCCCGCTGCTGGGCCCTGGCCAGTGTCGCTTGGGCGTAGACGTTCGAGAGTTCAGAGGTGGCGACAAGCGCCGCACGCTGCTCCAGTCCAATCCGGCGGTTCAGGCCCCTGGGGTCACGGGCGCCGCGGAGGAGCTTCCGGATGTCGGCCTCCAGCTGGCGGGGCCCGAGTCCTCGCGCTGCACCGGTGCCGACGATTCGCACCAGGTCGTCCCGGAACTTCACCCCCTCGCCGCGAATATAGGCCCCGGTTCGCAGCGCTGCGGCACGGAGCACGGCGGGGTCGGCGGCTGCGAATTGGAACACCCCACCAGGGGTGCGGTCGGCTAGGTCGGCGAGTTCCTGCCCAAGCCGGCCGCCCAGTGCAGCCGCTTCGGCGAGGTCGCGCTGGTGAAGCGCCTGCCATTGGCTGATCTCCGACTCTGACAGGAACCCTGCCGCGTCGCTGTAGATCTGCCCGAGCCTGGCGCTTGAGTCGAGGATGCCATACTCGCCGGGCCGCCGGATCCGGTTTCCAGCGGGGTCGCGGCCTTGGGCGCCGAGGGCGTTGGTGTACTGGCGGTAGCTGTAGCGAAGGGAGCCGAGCACCTGCGCCAGCGATCGACGCAGGATTGCTCGGATGTTCCTTGTGCTACGGGCCTCCAGTTTGTCCAGCTCCCTGCTGTAGCTGTCAACGATGCCAACTATCCGCAGGGGCGCTGGAATCTCTGGCGCCATTTGTTAGACCTCGCCTTCGTCATCTTCGTCTTCATCTTCGTCATCGTATGAGTGGAGGAACCCGGTAGTGACAGCATTCAACGCCTTGAGAACATCGAGAACGTCGATGTCATGGTATACGGTAGTGAAGGTAGCAATGGCTTCCTCGATGTCGTCAGCCAGCGCCTCAAAGGGCTCCTGCATCGCCTCGTCAGGCTCCTGTGCCGCGGTGGTGAACTCGTCCATGGTGGGAAAGTTGGGGTCCCCTCAGGTTTCCATCCTTCACCGCCATCACTGCAACAGCAATTCATCGCTCACCCCCACGTCACTGGCGGCAGCCTGTTCCTCGTTGATCCGCGCCACCTCATCCTCTGGTTTGTCCAGGGCTGGGTAGATGCCACGGCGGGAGAGTTCCGTGATGGCTGTGAGCGAGCTGAGGAGCTGGCCGTCGCCGGTGAGCCTTTGCAGCTGGGCGATGCCCTGGGCATCGAGTGGCCGTTCGAAGACGCTGGGTGCCATCGACAGGCCCGCGTCAGGTTGCAGCGTTTCACCGGTGAACATGCACCAAATGGCCATCACCTCCTGCATCATGCTGGCCATCCGATCGGCGGAATCGCGGAGCTTGCTTTCCGTTTGCGCTCCCTCCATTCCCGCTTGTGTGGCGGTTTTAGTGTTGTCGGGATCGCCGTAACGGAAGTTTAATGCTTGTGTGGCAATCATTCGCTCGATATCCTGAATCTGCGCCCTCGATTCCGCCATGCTGCCGGGGTCAGCAGTTGCAAGGTTAAAGGTTCCACCGTTTTCCAGGAAAATCGCCGAATTGTTGCCGATCACCAGTTCATTGTGCTCCTGCCCTGGTGCGGGCGGAAGCTGGCCCGCAATAACAGGAATAATTACATTACAAGCATGATCCTTTTCCCATAGATCCGACAGCTTCTGAAAGTAAGCGACCGATAAGTCAATTGCTTGCTGCAACGGCAATTCACCTTCGCCAAAGTCCGCTTCTTTGGACGGGTACCACACCACGGGCACGCGGTCGGCGGGTTCTCTTTTGCTGTTGAGGATCTCAATTTTTGGCTGTTCTACAACGGTAAACTTGCCCGACTTATCACGTTTCAGCTGTAAGACTTGCTGATAGCCCCTGCCTACTACGCGATACTGGTACACGATCTTAACCCCGTAATCCCCGTCAGGTTCCTGCTCTGCTTCCAGGAAGATCACCCAATCAAGTTTGCCATCTTCGTGAAACCTCCAGTTAATGACTTTAGACCGCTCCCTCTTTACAAGGTAAGGAGCGATTCCATTATCGAGTACGTCTTTATTGCTCCGAGCCTCATTAGGTGGCATCTCCACCTGAATGCACAGCGCTCCATCGCGAAGCATAAGAGAATTGGCATCAAGTAACCACGTTTTAAGAGAGTTGCCCTTGCCGTCGATATTCTGTAGTCTCACTTCCATCGACTTCGGAGGCGATGCCAGCGTGAAACTATTCAGCACACCAGCGAGGCCAATAATAGCTTCCGCGAGGAAGTGGCAGAACACGGAGCGCTTGAGGCGTGCCTCGTAGGCGTCGAGGGGCTCCCGTGGCTCTTTTGGCAAGTAAGCCTCTTTGATCGGCTTGCCGTTGCCGTCCTCCCCCGTCAGCCCCGTCCAGACGTGGTAAGCCTTCCGCAGTTGCGGTTCAACGGCACGCAGGGTCGGGTGATGGTAACTCGGGAGAGTCGGGTCGTCTGTAGGATGATCGATCTCCACACGCCTAGGCCAGGTTCTGCCTCAGGTTTCCGGGGTTGGCGCGGTGGGGCCTGGGGTTTGACGGTTTGCGCGGATGTGTCGGCGAATTCTCCGCTCGTCGGGATCGGACTAGGCAGTACCCGGCCGAACGGGCCCCCCGCTCTTCGTGGCGCTCATGCCCTCGCCCCCATCTTCTCCTCCACAAACCCCCACGCCAGCATGACGCAAAGTGCCGTGGCAGCCTGCAGGAGGTAGTACAGAAGGTAGAACGAGAGGCAATCATGCGATGGCATCTCGCTACGCCCGGTGTAAAGCAGCGTTGCAGAACGGAATAGGGCAAACCCCCCGTAGAGGGATGTGAGCCTCAAGAGAAACAGTGACGGGACGAGCATGGTGGGAAGCCGACCGGTGTAAATCCTAACTCACATCATCACCAGCTGCACCACGCCATGGCCGCGGCCACGCGGACGCGCTGGCCTAGGCGCTTTCGGCGGGTCCGGCAACTGTGGCACCTCGGAGGGAAGGAGGCCAAAGCCCTCGGGGATCAGATCCTCAGCCGGTAGAGCCAGCTGGGTCAGCTCCTGATGCCTGCGCAGCGTCTGCCCACGCTTGAGGGCGCTGATCCGCCATGAAAGTTGCTGCATCGGCCCTGATGGCGGGGAGGCAGACGGTCGCCGGGCATCCCACCAGGCGAGGATCAGGTTGCAGTCCGACGGGCGAATGCTGGCCCATGCCTCGCGCACCAGCTGGAGGAGGGGGGAGCTTTCCTGAATCCAGAACCCATCGGGCCGGGCCTCGATGTCGATCGCCGTGTCGATGTTGGTGCAGCCCCTCATGGCGGCGAGCATTTCCTGCACCTCAGTGGCGCCACCCTTGAGGCCGGCCTTGGCCGCGATTTCCTCAATGGATGCGCCGTCATCGCGCATACGTCGAATCATGCCCCACTTCTCTCGCCACTTCGAGGAAAAGGTAACCACGAATCCGTGATCCCTAAAGTAGTGCATCATCTCAGAGTTTATCGTAGTAACTACGATAGTTGAGATCTTATATGGCTCACCCGTTGCTGGGTTAATACGATCTGGATCGTATTTCCTGCAACCGATTATTAGCCCTTCCATTGCGACGCCTATCAAGTCGTCGTAATCCTGCCGAGTATGCCTAGCCCAGCGGTTGGCCATCATCTCGGCCAGGCCAATGTTTTGGGTGATTAGTTTTTCGCTTTGACTGGTTGGTGGTGGGTAGTTTTTTGCCAGCATGGCTGCTCACTCGCGGGGGGAGTGAGCAGCCCTGGCCTTGAGCACAGCATCCAACCGCCGAATGGCCGCGGTGAAGCGGATGCCTTCAGTCCTAGTCGCCGTCTCCGAGCTCGGGCCAGGCGTGCCAGTACCGGCCAGCCAATTCGCCTTGATCGTCAGCGGTGCCGGCCAAAAGCCGTGGCGGCGATCCAGGTATCCGCCATTGGCAGGCAGGAAGCGCCGGCCGAACCGCCGGGTGAGTGGGCCACGCTTGGGCCCTGACCACAGGAACCCGTGCCAAGCCTGCGCCACCCAGCCCATGCCGTACGTGATCACCTCCCCCGTCTCCGGGTCGCAAGCGATCGCCCCAAAGATCTCCCTCCCCCATCGATCGCGCACGGTTGCGCCATAGAGGTAGCGGGCGGCGAAGTTTGGGTCGTTGGCGTCGAGCATCATGGTGGTGGGTGCGGTGGGATTCGTCGATGTTATAGCGAGTTGTCAGCAGTTGCTCGCTCGTTGAACTTGGCAGCGCGTTATAGCGCGATTACCATCGTGCTCAATTACTTCTAAAATGCGATATTCCGCCGGGCCGATGCGGAAGTGCCGCAAAAGCAGATCGCCTACATCTGAACCGTCTTGTCGTGTAAGTTGAACCTTGGCAAAAGTATTACCCATGACCTGAGGTTGCCAACCGTCATCATGGAATGGACTTACCTGGTAGGGAACCAGTTCCTCGGCCCACATTTCTCTGACAACAAACTCCCATTGATCGGCAGCCAATAGTGGACGACTGCCCCGCCCTCCACGCTTCTCCCCAAGCGCTGCATCAGCGCTCCACTGATCAAACTGGTCAGCCTGGCAGCGTGACGGCTGCAACTCTTCGCGCAGTGCGTCGATACGGCCCTTCAGGGTTGAGTACCGACCGGCTAGCCGTTGCTGCTCAGCCTCGAGGTTGCCGAGCTCGCTTTGGCAGGCGTCGATGCGGGCCCGTATCTGCCGCTGGTGTTGCTCGTCTGGGTTGGCGCTCATGGTGGTGGGGTCGAGGTGGTGGTGGGTCACGGCCGGGCCTCCCCAACCGATTGAATCCGGTCAAGCATCGCCCTGGCCTTGCTGCGACACCACGATCGGCCATTGACTCCACCCTGTTCCAGGTTGGCGATCTCCCTCAGCGTGAGGATGGCCTCCAGGAGCAGGGATCCAGTGTCTTCGCCGTTCAGGACGATCCCGCCGCGGGGGGAAGGGGGCTGGTCTGGGCCTGGGCTGTCAACCTCCCGCCGCGCCTGCTGGTCAGCCTTTAGCACCTCCAGGGCTTCAATGGGAAGCTCGAAGTGGCCTCTTTCATCGGCGCCGATCTCTATTCTAGCCGAACAATGATCAAACCGGCGGGAGTCAATTACTTCCGCGCCTCCCCTGGGATAGGTGATAAAAGTTTCCGGGATCACACCAGACCACTCCTGCTCAAGCAGCCAGTCGCAAACCTCGGGCGGTGGGAGGTGTGGGTCTCGTTTCATGGTGGTGGGTTGAGGTGGTGGGTGAGCTACCGCGATGGGGGGCCGCCGCGGCCAATATAGGCGGTGGTGGTGCGCATGGGGCCGGTGCTGTAGGTAAAGTTTATAGCTTGTGACACCATGTCGACAAGGTCGTCGTAGGTGTCCCCTGGGAACTTTAGCAGTTGCGAAGTGAGTGTAGCGGAAAGGGGATGACGCCGCGGGAACCACACGCGCCCCTGGTTAAACTGTGGTGTAGAAGCATTGGCACGCGCTACCTTCCCGCCATTTGGTTCTACAGCGTAAACACTAAAGCCGGCCCGCGCTTGCTTCAGGCTGTCAATTACAGCGCTACCATTCGCCTTGTCTTCGATGATAACCTGATTAAAACTCCAAGGTTGATGAAGCCTTTTGATCGTGTTTAGCGTATCACTGAACCCAAGGCGCTGGTTTATCATATCTAGCAGCCATAGCCCTGCATTTGTTTGCCCCCATAACCCCATGGCAACCATGTCAGTACCAGGGTTATCCTTGAAACTGCAATCAACAGACAGGAACCGGCGGATAAAGTATTGCCTC